CGCATTAACCAGATTGATCCATCGGCAAAGCGTCGGCTGGGATACACCAAGCAGTGTCGCCGCCTGATGCTGGGTGATGCCCTGATCGGACATCCATTCTCTTAGTGTCATCATTATCATCTCCTTGTTGATGCACGAAATGTATCGCGCTTGGTTTTATGCGTCAACCGACCTTGCGATAGCCATGCTTGCAACGCTTGTCTTTCACCCAGCCCAGCTTGTTGCAGGCTCTTTCAAAAAGTAGGTGCGCGTCGTCGCCGATAAATTTCAACGGCACCGGATAGCCAAACTCACTATCAACTACGACGATGCCTGATTTGCCTTTGACGGCTACTGCTAAACTTTTGTACTTACTATATGCTAACATTTTCTTCCTCCTTAACTTATGACATCAATGTCCAGTAAGAGTTGACTGGGCGATATCTGCAATCCCAACTATCATGCACCTCACCATTTTTCACGGCGGTCAGGTGACCACTGTTCAGCACAACTGCCGTGCCAGAGAAATCCCAATCTTTCAGCTTGATCAGTTTGCCACTGGCGGTGCGTGGGCATTTGTTTTTCACGAAGCCCTTGCTCTCCAAGTATGCCTCAAAAATCGGTTGCATGGATGGGTAGCCGCCCATCTCAATTCCCAGCTCCATCATCTCACGAAATGTCTGGTTGTATGTTTGACCTGTCGCTATCGTTATTGATCGGATAACACAGTCAGTGTTGTAAGCCTTTGTGCACTTGTATCCAGCATCTTTTCGTCCGCCATCTGTCTTGATAAATTTCATGTCGTGTCCTCCTTTTGATCACATTAACTATTATGCAGATTATGCATAATGTGTCAACCCCCCTTAAAAACCCCATGATTTCCGCGGGTTTCAGAGGCACCACAAATATGCAAAAAAAGTATTGTGTGCATTTTTGATTCGGGTTATGATCTGCTTCATTGGAGGAATGAGAGATGGAAAATTTTAAGCCACTGCCAGATTATGTGATGCGTGACGGCAAAGCTGTCATCACTCACTTCAGCAACAGCCAGCTCATTAAGCCGCAGGGTCTTTGGGCTTTTGAAATGCTGAAGCTGGGTGATCGTCGCAAAACAATTCCATTCGGCATACCAGCCGAAGCAGGTGGCGCGATCCACGATGCCGTTCAAGAAATCCTGATTAACGCAGACAACATCTTTATTGATCAGGTGATCGAACGCGCAAAAGAGCGCGTGAAAAATCACACGCCGATCAGCGAAGTTGATGGCTTGAAAAGAGATTACCTTTACGAATTTGTTGATCGCTACATCGACAATGGCATCCAAGCCTGCGAAGAGGCGGTCGGCATTGACATCATGAATGGCGTTGCTGAGCTACCCATAATTTATGAACCAGTTGGCTTGGACATTCCGATAATCGGCTACTGCGATATAGTCACTGACTATCATGTGATCGAATTGAAAACCAAGTCGCCGCGTGCAGGCCCATTAAGAAAAGATGGATCGCGCAACATCACGCCGACCAAGTTGCCAGAGACGCCTGACTGGTCGCACCTGACGCAAGTCGCGCTTTACTCTGCCGCGACCGGCAAGAAGCCGATCCTGATATACTTCAACGAAGAAGGCTATCGCATTTTCAGCGAAGAGAATTGTCAGGCCATGCGCTTCGACAGCTTGCGTGATCACTTGGGTATGCTCTTGCAACGTGCAGTGGTTCGCCAAAACCTTCTAAAAATTTCAACCGATCCAGATGTCTTGGTCAATTACCTTGACTTTGACTTTGGTGACTTTCGATGGAACATCGGCTCTGAGCTTCTGAGCGAAGCGAAGGACTGGGTATATGGACGTTTTCAACAAGGAGGAAAACAATGAGCAGTGTTTGGGAAAAACTTTCACGCATCGACGTGAGCGGTCATGTCGAAAAGAAAAACGGCATGAGCTACCTGAGTTGGGCTTGGGCGTGGGGCAAGCTCCGCGACGTATGCCCTGACGCAACTTTCGTCAAGCACGAAAACGCGCAAGGTTATCCGTGCTTCGTCGATCACAATGGCTATGCCTTTGTGAAGGTCACAGTAACAGCCGGAGGGGACAGTCAGACTGAGACATTCCCAGTGCTGAGTTTCAACAACAAGCCAGTCCAAAATCCGAACAGCTTTGAAGTCAACACTGCGCTACAGCGTTGCCTGACAAAAGCTATCGGCTATCTTGGGCTTGGCTTCCACATATACGCCGGCGAAGATGTCCCCTCCCCATCTGCCGGCAACGCGCAGGATGTTAATGCTCCTCCTGCGCCAACGCCTCAGTCGCCTGTTGGTCAGTCCTCCCACACCAGCACGGCGGCTGAGGTTTCAAATTCAGACGATGACTTCGTCAACGAAATCACTCTTGCAATCAAGGGATGTGAGAGTGTTGATGACCTTCGTGAAGTGTACGCACGCTCACAGAAGGCCATCTCAACCAGTCCGCACATTGAGTTGATCAACGAACGATTCACCAAATGGCGCGACTATCTTGTGTCGAAACGCTAGCAGAAAGGATTAGATATGAGCCAGCAATACGACAATAAAGGCCAAGCGGCCTTTTGGAAAAATCCAAAATACGAACCGAACAACAAACAGCCCGCACTGCGCGGCAATGTCGTCTTGGACGACGACTACAAGGCAGGTGACACGATTGAGATTTCTCTCTGGCCTAACCAGAGCGACAATGAACGTGCGCCAACACTCAAGGGTAAAGCCCAACGGCCTAACCCAAAGTTTGCCAACAACGCGCCTGCGGCGGCACCAGCCCAGCCAGTAGACGACAGTATTCCATTTTAATTTGAGGACATGACATGAGTGACACGGCTGTAAAATGTTCTAAGTGCAATCAAGGTATGCTCTTAATCGAAGTTAATCCGGATGGAGACAATGAGAACGGCACCAGTTACATCGAACAGCCGTGCTCACTTTGCCAAGGGAAGGGTTACATGACAAAGAGTGAGCTAATAACCGCGCCGGTCGATAAGCGACTGGAGCCAGAAAATTTCTTGCCGATACCACTGACAGGCGCGTTCCGCGTCTATATTGACGGCAAGCTGTACGACCGCAAGATGTCTAGCCGTCAGCTATTGAAGCTAGCACAAAAGGTGCTTGAGGTTGGACTTGAGACGCAACAGTTTGAGAGGGCAAAAGATGAAGCAGATAGTAATCAGGCTTGATGTTCCAGACGATTTCACTGACATTGAAATTGCAAAGCGCATAGCGCGGCTTAGTGATCGCAAGGAGCTGGAGAAGCACATTGAGGTTGATGAATTGACCACGCGCCGGAACAGCTTTGCATCCATTGCGCGTGCAACACAGAGGGTCTTCGATGTCAGCTTGGATGAGCTTAAGGGTGGCGGTCGGTCAGGCAATCTGATCAAGCCGCGCCACGTTATCTATTACTTGGCAAACACTGAGCTTAAACTCAGCCTGACGACCATCGGCAGGTTGATGAACCGCGACCACACTTCGATCCTGCATGGCGTTAAGTCAGTCAGAGAAAAGATGCGAACCGACTTCCAACTGGCAAAAGATTGTGAGAAGGTGTTGGCTCTTAGTCAGGAGATAGAGGATGAGCGACAAAAGTTCATTAATGAGCAAGCTGAAAAGCACAAACCAGAAGCTGACAGAGCAGATCAGGCTCATGCCGGAGGCGGAGATGGAGAAACTCAATCATGGCGATTGCCTAGCTATCGCCAAATATTGGCGCGGCAGGTGCCTGTCACTAGAAAAGTGGCTTCTGGAAATCAGCAGTTGCCCAACCGATAGCTGGGCATGGCGCGAGCTAAGAAAAAGAACCGCTCTTCAGGCTCTGGGGTTGAACCCAGATGGAACACCTGCGCAGGATGCGGAGGATCAATAAACTTGAACAACAGTGACTGGGTTGTTCTGATGACAAAGCAGACAGTGCACCACACAGAGGACTGTCTGTCAGAAGTAAGGAGGAAAGACAATGTCAAGTTATCGAATAATTTTTGGGAGACGTGGTGATGAAATTAAAATTCCAATCGTTGACTGCCCTGACTGCAAAGGTCGTGGTTGGGTGCCTTGTGATGATGGGCCGATGGATGGGTGGTACGCTCCGCAAGTTTATGGCGAACCCTACAATGATCGTGCCGACTGTGAGAGATGCGGCGGCTCAGGTTCTATCGACGAAGATCTTTGGGAGGACTACGACGATGCCGGCGACCACTGAGGGACTAGACCGCGTCAGCGAAGTGATTGAGAATCACATCAATAACCGCAAGCTATATGACCCTGATGGGGCGCGTATGCTTGCAGTGGATTGGATTAATTTGAGAGCTGAGATGCTCAGAGCTATAGTAGAGAGGGATGAAAGAAATGGAAAATAACGACGTGCACCAACTGTTTTATTTGCGCAGTGCTCCTGAAAAGGAATGGGCCGCAGAGCTGTGCTTTCGCGGCAAGGACAATGTGTATCACTCAGTTTTGATTAGCGACAATCAACTTCTTAATTTTGTGGAAGAGGCGGCAAAGATTGTCCGTCAGCGCGGCCTGCTAAACTTGGGTGGCGACAATGACTAAGGGTTACTATGTTGTCCGCACACGCGATGGTGAGATGCCAGAATATTTCTTTGGGCGCAACTACAAGTGGCTTACAGAGCCAACAGAGGGGTGCATCTACAAAAAGCGTGACCGCGCAATCAAGGCTCTTGAGACTTGCATCAATCGCTACGGCGACAACAGGACACGCTTCAGTCTTGTTGGTGTCGATGAAAAAGTTGGTGCTTAAGATTTCTTTCTGGCGCGTGCAGTTTTCTTTGCAATCTTCTTAGGTTGCTTAGAAAATTGCTTGCCAGCTTTCATGTCGCGGCGCTTCTGAGCGGATGTCGCCAGATACTCAGCCGCAGATAGCTTATCTCTGGTGCGCTTCGGTAGATAACGCTCTCCAGTGGCTTCCTTGCCCTGCACAGATGGCTTACCAGACTTGGTTCCCCATTCTTCTTTTGTCCACTTAGACAGGCTTTTTTGAGACTTTGTTTTGCCCTTCTTGTAGCCGCCACCAGCCGCCTCATATTCTTTGGCTAGTAGCTGGGCTTTCCTTGCAGACCATTGCCCTGCCTTGCCACCCTTGCTTCCAGCCATAATCTTATTCTTCAAACGCTCACGCATTTTAGGCTTGGTGTAATTGCTCATCGAATCAAACCCTTTTTGTATTCCTTGCCGTTAAACGTCAGGCACTCATGTCGGTTGCTACCCTTGTCCTTGAAAGAACAATGCACCCAGCCAGAGGACGGATCGCCAGACTTATAATACTCAAGGATCAACTGGTCGAATGTTAGGTTGTCGCGGATCCAGCAAGCAAGATCATAGTTGTCAATCCCAGACACCTCAAAGTCAGCCGCCTCACCTTTGGCGTGCTGGCTTTTCTTGCTAGAGCCAACAGCCTCACACAAGGCCGCAGAGCGATATCCTGACGACGGCGTGAAGGGTATGTCAAAGTGGTCGCGCACAGGCTGTAGGATGGCTTTACAGAGAGCTTGTAGGGCTTCGATATGCTCATCAGTCGGCGTGTTGTCGATCTGATTACGCACCGCAGTTTGGCTCTTGGTTAGCTCATTGAGAGAGAAGTTGCGGCTTAGTTTCATTTCTTCAACTGACTGATTGACTTGATACCAAATGATGCGGCGATGCTTGCAAGGATGCCCCACTGTAACCACTCAGGAGCAGTGCGCAGAAAATCAAACCCAGCTTGCATATATGGCTGTAGGGGCGGCACAAACGATGCCAAGATAAGCGCAATAAAGCACAGCGTCCAAGCCTCATCCTTCCAGCTATTGTCAGATGCAGACATAGCTTGGGCTTCCCAGTCACCATCCTGCTCAACCTTCTTAACTGTAGCTTCGACCTTAGCAACCTCTAGCTTTGCTTTGGCTTCAGCCTTTTTCTGTTTTCCTTCAAGCCAAGTGCCGGCGATATTGGCTACTGGGCCGATCAATGATTGCCACATTTGAAATCCTCTATTCTCTCAAGAGCATCAGCTATCTGCTGTACCTCATCGTTACTTAAAAACTCATCACGCTTTATGTGCTTTCTCAACACACTGTGATCGCACACAGGAATAAAATAGCATCTTCGGATGTCCAATGCCACCAGAACAAGCAGATCAACCTTGTCTGTGTCTAGCTTTATCTTCTGATGCGTTCCTGTGGCTGTCGTGAAAGAATAGCGGCTAGCCTTGCCGCTTTTGTCTAGATGTTCTTTTGAGCAGGTCTTAATCTCAACCCTATAATGATGCACATCATCGTGCATCAGGATAGCGTCAAAGTTTCTTTGCTGGCAGAGTACAGTGCGGTAGCCCATAGCTTCCATAACGCCACAGGCTAGTAGCTCACCAGCCCTGCCGACCGACACCTCATGGATTGTTCCAGCCATTAGCCCCTCAACTGAGCAATAATCACAGTCAAGATTACCCCAACAATTCCAAAAGCCGCAATCAGTAATCCACCTAAAAATATTTTCTCTAGCCGCTTGCGTTTTGCAATCCTAGCAAGCCGGTCTAGCTCTTTTTGCTCTCTCTGTCGCTTGATGTATTCGGCTTGGACCTGATCGTAGAAGCCATTTTTGAAACGTAGGTCCAAGAGCATCTTTAATTCGTAAAGCATTTCTTCTTGCTGTTTGTATTCGATCATCTCAATGGCAACATCCTTAAAGCCGCCATTGAATCGTTGCTTGTTGAATTGCTGATGACCCTGAAAGATGTTGGAGAGTTGTTCGCCTATCGCCCTAGCGTCATCGATCGTATCAAGATTGCTCTTGATAAACTCAATGCCCTGCTTGGCTAGAGCAAGACCTGTAAGGACTGTTGTGATAGGCTCCAAAGCATGACCGCCCTAATGGTTCCAAACCTGCAATAGAATTGTGACCAGCAGACCGATAACGCCTGTGACTGCATACAGCGCACCAGCTTCAAGCCGCTTGATGCGGAACAAGGTTTCACCCCAGCGTTCCGCACAAATAGCTTCGTGATTGTCAATCTGCGACTTGACCTGATCCACTGTCGGCTTTGCCATAATCATTACTCAGCGTCAGCGATGGTTAGTTCGCCAGCCTCTACCTGCCGCATGATTTCGGCGTAGTGTGTGTTGGCTGGGTCTTGTGGGACATAACATTCAACACCATTTATTGTAGCGCGAATATTTTGGCCGCCACCAAAAGGGCCGTTTACATATTGTGCTTCTGTAATTTCCATTTTTATAACTCCGAGTCTGCCACCCAAGTAAATATATAGTACCCTTGACCAGTGGATGTTGCTTGGTCATACGCATAAAAACCATCAGGTGATCCACCAGTAACGGCTGGCGGCACAGTATCAAACCTTGAATGACCAACATATGTAGTCGTTACAGTTGGCGTGGCTCTCATGTGTATCCCAAGAACAATGTTTTCGTAATGAAAAACAGCGGCCGCAACATATCCACCATAAGTATTTTGGTGAGTAGATATTTGATAATATCTCATGCAATTTGCCAACTCTTCACCATAAGACCGATGCTCAAATTCGGTAGCTACAGAGCCGACTTCAATTTGAAAACCTGTTACCTTAAATGTAGCTCCAAGTGTTCCACTAAGGTTCAGTGTCTGCCCATAAGCCGCCCTGCCATATGGTGACGCATAAACACCCCAAGACGTATTATCGGTTGACGTATAAGTTGAACCAGCAGTTGTGTAGAAGAAAATACCAAACCGCAGTGCATTATCGTTTGGGATGGTGTCTGTTGTAAGACCAGCAAATGTAACAGTTTTGTATTCCCAAGTGTTTGCTGAATTGATTGTTATGGTTGTCCCAATGTTGTAATTCGCACTCGACCCAGAGGCGTAAAGATTCAACACAAAATTCCCTGTGAGAGAACATTTTACCCAAAACGATACTGTAACTGGTTTTGCATCCGCAGTCCCATATTTAAGATGCTGGACATCATACCCTTCTAGCCACTGGGCGTTATACTCATAATCACCAGCATCAAGTGTGCCATCGGCAGTCGTTACAGTAAGACCAAAAGAATTAGCAAACCCATCTGGCGCATCAGTTGATTGCGCTTGAGTAACTGACGATCCATTATTACGGGTCGTTTTCCAACGATCTGCTGTTAGATAAGCATTTTGAGCGCCACTGCCGTATGCTTGTGACGTTGAGCGTTGCCAGATTCTCATATCTCCGTTGAAAAGCATATTTCTCCGACCGCCGATTTGACCGCCGTTGATAGAAGTCAGGTTAGCAGTCGCAGGGCTTGCAGTCGTACCTACAGCACCATCCTTGATCGTCATACCATCGACAGCAACACCATTGTCAGTCGTGCTTTCGCTGATCGTGTCAGTCGTCACAGAGCCAGCTTTCGGGCTGGTCAGTGCAACTGTTCCGTCATTAACGTCTGCAAGGTCAGCCATTAATTCGCGGATGGCGTTATTGATGCCGCTTGGAGCGCAGTTCTCAGCAATATCAACAGACTGAATGTCAGTGTTGTTATTTGCTACGTTATCGTAATCAGTGATGCTGTTCTTTGCCATGTTTCTCTTTCCTTAGAAAAGTAATTCGCTAAGTCCTTCGCCGCCAAGCTCTTCCGCTATTGGCGCGGGTGCGCGTCTTGCGCCTGCCTCAAGTGATTTCTGGATCTGAAGTATCCGCTTCTGGACTTGATCCCAACCTTTATTGTTCTTCAATGCTCTTGTAACAAGATCCTTGTCTTCGCTCAATAGCAACCGCGCAATCTGACGTTGTTGATCTTGCGACACCTTTTCTCCAACTGACTTCCCAATCTTGCTCTTCAATAATCTAACTGCCGCAAGGGGATTTTGGAAGCCAAGCGTTTCGATTATGTCTACAACATCTCCAGCACCACCGGCACGCGCTTGAATCGCCAAACGTTCAGCCGTTGCCGCCTGCCCAAACTCACCTTGTACAGCCTGACTGCGCCGCGCCCTGTCCCAAAGATCATACGCCTTTTTATACTCATTTCTTGGGAAGACTTGAGCAAAGATACGCGCTTCTTTATTATTCATCTCTGTTAGAAGTCTGGGTAGGCTTGTTTCATTTTTATATTTGTTCCTGATTGCATCCATAACGCCTTGGCGATATGCGGCAAGTGCGTCTCCACCTTCTTGTGCTACCTTTTCAAAGTCAATTTCGATTTCATCGGCACTTTTGGAGAATACCTTACGCCCCTGCTCAAAAAGCTCAGCTCCGCGACGTGTGTTAGCCCACACTGCGCGGACATCCCCTAGCTCTGGTGACGCTTCGTCAATGACATTGCGGAGTTTCAACTCAAGGGCTTTATAGTCAGACTTCATCTGACCTTTGCTATTCAGCGCAAGATCAGCAAGGGCACTGCGTACACGCTCAGCTTCGCGCAGTGTTGGTGTTCGGACTATTTCAATCTTATCTTTAACAACCTTAAAGAACGGATTCTTCACACCCTGCAATCGAAGCCCTTTGAGTATTTGTGGTGCTTCATCAATGTTGCGCGTCAAGATGTCGTCAAGCGTTGTATTTATTGATTCTGGCAGATCACCAAACTTATCGAAGATTTCATCATAATCCGCGCTTGCACGCTCATCGGCTTCTTTCACACCCTCTCTGAATATCTTGAGCACGTTCACATCAACGTCACCAGCTAAAACTTGTTGAGTGTTTCTCATCGCGTTTCTGCGCGCTTGCGCGGCGCGTCTGCGAATGTTGGTGCGCTCAGCATCAGATAGGTCTGAGAGATATGCGCCAAGTGTCTTGCGTGTGGTTTCGCTGATTTCAACAAGCGTCTCACCTCTTGCAACAGCATCAAGTATTTCGTCAGTTGATCGGCCACTCTGCCTAATAATGCGTTGAAGATCAGCCTCAACAACATTTGCCGACTGCGCTCCAAACAAATTCTTTGCTTTGTTCGTTATCAAACCAAGACCAGCACCAAGTGCTCTTCCGCCAAGTTGGAATACAGGCCCTAATGCTCCGCCAATCGCGGCGGCTTCAGGAACACCTTTCAGACGCTCAGACACGCCACCTTCGCCTGAACCAAATTCATACAGGCCAGCTTCTGTTGCGCCGATGCCGGTACCCTTCAAGAGAGATGGTGCGTATGACTGCAAGAAAGTCCGCATTGCAGGATTAGCCGCAACCCTTGCGGCTGTAGATGCCGTTGCTGGAGCCGTACCTGCGCCACCAGTTAGCATCGTGGCGGCGATTGTCGGCACAACTGCACCACCAATTTCATACGCCATAGATTCCATTGGGTATGCGGTTTGGTATTCTTCAAGCTGTTTACGGATGTCGCCGACAGTCTGCTCATATGTCGACCCGAAGTCGCCAGTAAGAAGAGATGGCAGAGAGCGAATTGCGGCTTCCATCTCATCAGCCGTTGCGAAGGTTGCCCCCTGTAATCCAGTGCGTATGCGCTCACGCGGTTCGTTCTTTGCAAGGTAGTCTTCGTACTCTTCTAAGCTGTCAAATTGCATCAGTCAGTAACTCCAAACGATGTGATCGTCTTACCATCATCACCAACAATCCTATAGTGAATACCCTTGACGTTGGGGTATCGCGTTTTAAGAGTTTCAGGATCTTTGACATATATTGGGTTGTCTTTTGTTCCGTAGTTCTGACCAACAACAACATCTTCAACTTGAAAATCACCAAAGCCCTTGACAGTATCTTCTGGCAACAACTCAAGCTCATCAGAGTATCTCTGCACAACCCTGCCTGCGCTGAAATTATATTCATCAGCCAAACGTGAATATCTTTGCTCCTGAAGTTTTTGGGACTGAGCAACGGCTGATATTTGCCCCTGAGCCGCCGCAACAAACATTTTACGTTGCCTGTCGGTCAGACGCTGTCCGCTAACAATTTTATTGTACATGTTTCTAACTCTATCGCTAACGCCGCCAGCTTGTTCAGCAGTCGCAAACTCACCCTCACGAACAACGGAGCCCGGATCCACTGTTTTCATGAAACCAAAAATAAGGGCAATGTCGTCTGCGCCTGATGCGTTTTCTTTAAGGCCAGCTTCTTTCACCTTGTTGTAGCCCCTCAATGCCTCAACAAATTTTTCGCTTATGTTGTCGTATTCCTTGCGAAGCGTTGTTTCGTCCTTAAAAAGATCTTTAAGGCCACTAGCTTCTGATAAATCTTTTTTAATAGCGGCTTGCTTAACCAGATTATCAAGAGCCTCTTGAGTGCGTGTTTTCTGCGCCTGACGGCCTGCAAGCAATCCTTCACTAATAGCCTGACCAAGACCCACTTTGTACTGACGCGGCTGTAACATCTTTGTTCCAAAAGCCATAGCGAAGTCAGGATCGCTGAAACGCTCACCAATCCCCTGACCAAGAGCACCAAGTAGGCTTGTCGGCTCATCCCTTTGGGACATCATATCTCTTGACGTAATATCGCCTATCTGCGGTATGCCGCCAGCAAAAGGATCTGCAAGCGCAGGGCTTACCATTGGACGCGTCGATGTCTGTAACAGACTTTGAAGGTTTATATCTGGCGCACTTATCTGCACTGGGGCAACAGGAGCTTGCGGAAGTGAGATTGGTAGCAGGCTGTCCATGCTTGGCATAGCAGGTTGACCTACAGGTTGACCTACAGGCTGACTTCCAAGAAGACCAAGAATCTGATTGTAATCCATATCTACACCCTACAGTTGTGCTAAGCCGCCACCAAGAAGACCTGCATATAAGCGGTTAGCCATCTCACCTTCGCCTGAGCCGTAACCTTGCGGAAAGAGGCTCTGAGCCAATGCCGCGCCGCCCAAGAATTGCTGACCGAAACTTGGGTCTGGCAGAGATGTTACATTTACCTGCTCCTTCACCGGATAACCAAAGGCTTGTTGCAAATATGTTGCCAAAGCCTGCTGAGGTGCAGTGGCTTCGTACTGGTAACGCTTCATCGCCTCATCAATACCTTTTTGAGCCATAGCTTCACGCGCCGCGCCGACATTAGCAAGTTGACTGATATCGTAATAGTCCGCCGCCGCATACTGCGGAGCATAGGTGAGAGCCTGTTGCTGGCGCCCGCGCTCTGCTCCGTAATCTCCGTAGTAGATGTTAGATGCAACATCACCAACCGCGCTAGTAACGGCTTGTGTGCCAAGACCTGATCCAAGCCGCCCACGACTTGAAAGGCCGCTCATTCCTGCGGCTTGAGCCTGACCAGATGCGCGACGAACAACATCGTCTAGGTATGGATTTGATCCAAGAAATCCACCGGACAGAACATTCTGCAAATAGTTTTGACCAGCCTGCAACACAGGTGATCCTGCAAGCGCACGCTGTTCGGTAGCACGCAGAGCCTGCTCAGTTTGTGGCGCGAAGCCTGCATAAGTCTGGCCCTGATAATAAGCTGGTGCGCCCTGCTGATATTGTTTCAGGGCTTCCGCCAGACCATACTCCGCGTAGGGCGTTGCAAACTGACCTAAGCCTGCGGTTGATGTCGTTACTTGTTCTGCCATTTTACTGTACCTCTTGGGGTTAATTTACACCCTTGTTCACTGTTTGTCTAATCCTAACCGATAATCACATAGTCATAAGTCTTACCAGAAACGCTGTTCGGCAAATGGTTTATGGTTGCCTGTCCTTTTTGTCTGTCTGTTACATACATTTCAAAGGCAGATCCTGTGGTCTGTGAAGGCTCCATCATCTCCAAATTAACCATAAGACTTGGCATAGATGGTCTAGCATAAGGCGTTGTCTGAGCCGCTACAGCACTAAGCTGAACAACTGTGTCATCGACAGCCGCAACAATCTCAACATAATCATCTGCACTTAAATCAAGCGGATGGTTCATGTGAACCGACTGCACACCTGTGGTATAGCCCTGCTTATCTGGAACACCAAAACGCACAAGAGAATGATCTACGTCAGTTCCGTTTACACGCAACCAAATATAAGCCTGAACAATCTGACTGTTTGTGCTAGAGAAAGACGCAGTAATATCTACATCGTATAAACCAGCATAATCTACAGTGATCTGGTTGCTTGCTAGAGACATCCCATAGGTAAACTCAGCGTCACTTAAATTCAAAACGTATGGTGTATCAGCCGCCGCAAACGTCTGTGTGGTGTCATGCTCAAAAGTGCCATAAGGGTAATAGTTCGTCGCCGCCGCAGATAAAGAGCTGGGCACAAACAGTATTACAGAATCAGCACCTATACGGCGGTCATAGAGCGTTGTTGTGGTAGCTCCGCCAGTTGCTAGGGTGAGTGTGCCAGTAGAGTTTAACTTGCCCTCTAGCAAGTTATTTACCACCTCTGCGGTCAATCTAGGATCGCCGCCTTGGGGTGGCAGTCTGCGGTACTGGTTAGCCATTATCTCTTACCAATAACTGTTGCTTCGATGTCAAAACCTTGAGCCTGTGTCCAGTCGCCTGAGATGTTAAATCGTATCTTGTGATAGCGACCATTCGCACGCACTGGGATGTAGTTGTCCGTATTTAGCGATGAAACCGATCCAAAAGACGATTGATCGTTCTGCCGCAAGCGACTTGCAACTTGCGCCGTAATCGTCGCAGGAACGGCTCCGTGCGAGTTGACATAAGGCATAATGTTTCGAACAAGTGAAACCTTACCTGCTTTAAGTTCAAATTCACCAGTTTCAATAGTTGCTGGTAGGACGCTTCCTGTGAATGTTTGTATTTTATTGTCGCGCGTTCCAGCAAAGAAAAACTCACCGCCACGATAAAGGCTACTATCAAGAGAGGCAGGTAAAGCATCAAGATCAGTGCCAAAAGCTGTGTCAAGATCTTCAAGACTGTAACTAGGTGAGAAAATAGGAGCAATACAATCAACCCCAACTTCCGCAACCGACCACTTATCGACCGCGTAATTATAGATAAGAATTTTGTCACATAGCCCATTGGTTGCCGCCTTTGATGGATAAGACCACACAACTATCTGACGCAATGGGTCTACAGCAGAGTGCATCTCTGACGCAAACTGCTTGTTAAAATCTTCAAAGAAAAATTCATTGATGCGTTCCGCGCCAATCGGCTTAGAGCCATTGCCGTCGAACATGTAGAAGCCGTCATCAGCAAGATAGAAAACTGTATGGCCTACATTGCAGACAGAACCAGAATAAGCACAGCCGCGATTTGTCTCTACCTTGTCAAACTGAAAGATAAGTGGTGAGCCAATATATGATGCGCGAACAATGCCTTTCTCTAACAAGATGGTTGCGTACTCACCACCAACAAGACCAGTAACGGCACCCATGTCTGCAATGTCTTGATAGTCGGCTTGAGTGGTTGCTGAGATGGCCCAGCTAGTGTGATCGCCAAGGCCGGACCAGCGCACGCGGTACGGCTTGTTACCATCCGTGCTATCATAAGTGTAGCCAGTCATAACAAAGTCACGCACGACAGCTACAAATTTAGCGCGTGGCGCATCAGCAGATAAATCTGCAAATAGCGATGCGGCGGCAGTTTTGTATTGAGTTTCGTTGTTAAAGTTGACCGCAATTACATCTTCACCAAACTGACAGAAACGCCAGCGTTGCGTTGTTGAGTTGTAGTTGCCAGACTTGCTGATATTGCTCAGTGCGTTTGTGCTTGAGTTAAGCTCATAGAGCTTTGTGCTGTCGCCACAATAAACATCAATGGTTCCGTCATCATCTTTAGCTGAGAACATACCAGTAATTTTTGCATCAGCCGCGTTGCTATATGCGTTTATGCCGCGAAGTGAATTATAACCAGACACGGCAGGCACAACATTGGTGGCAACAGTCACACCTGCATTGTTCAGGTCTGGTTGATCTGGTAACAACTGACCAAACTTTATCATTGACTACTCCATATTTCATTGCCGGCAGGCACAGTCACCCATACCTCAGATCCAGCAGGCACATCAGACCAAAGCCCTCCGCCATCGAAAGCCACAGACCATAACTCTCCAAGCCGCTCTGCACTAGAAGATGTTGCAACAGAGCATGACATTGATGCGTAACCAAATGTCTCATAACTTGCTACAGCCTCAGTAGTAACTACAGCCTCCATAGATGATGCGCCGCTTGCAACAAGACCGCCAGAGGCAGTCATTGTAGCAGGGCCAACAATCAAAGACGCGCCAAACTGAACACGGATACCCTCTGCACTTACGCTTGCAGAAGATGATGTGCTTGCTTCACCCAAATAAATTACAGATGCAGATGCCGTCGCGCTTGCAGACGCTGATGCAGATGATGCGCCAAACTGTATTCGGATTGCTTCAGAAGTAACACTTGCTGATACCGATGGTGATGATTCACCTTCGCGCAGGGCCGCAGTAAGCCAGATAGGGTCATCAAGGCTATAAGCTAAGGTATCAATGTTACCCCAGTTGTCTAACTGCTCAAGATTTGGCCCTACAATGTCGGCCATAATTAGGCCGCCGTAATGTCAACACCTGAAGCCGCGATCTTAAAGATGTCGCCATCATTGATCGTCTTGCTTACAGTCAAGGCCGCGTGAAAAAGCAGGTTGCCGCTTGTAGATGCATCCCAGATACCGATGTGGGTAATCGTGCCCCAGTTGCCACCAGAAGCGGCAGGAAACTCCACAGCCCCACTATTGCTTGCAGTGCCGCTAGATGCCGCACCAAAAGCCATAGCTTGTCGTGCATAACCAAAGCCGCTTACTTCCGCACCAGATCCGTCATCAGTTGGATCGGCAGTGTGCAAGCCAACATACACAGCCGCAGGTGCTGATGTTGATGCTGTTCCTAAAAAATGATCTAGAAATTTATTTTCCAGATAGTCACTCATCGCGCTCATGTTAATTCTCCATAGTCAGATTTCATGAATAGTCCGCTTCCAGCGTGTTTGCCACGCTCTTCGTCTCTTTTAATCTCTTCAATAGCGCGTGTGAATAGCTGTTCAAAGAGTGTGGTCTTTTGATCATCCATCAGGTAAACCGATGCGGTTGCCAATGTGCCATAGAGATATGCGTCAGGGTGCCGTGTCAGTGTCGTGTTCGACGTGTTGCTGTCCGACAGTGCAGAAATACCTTCTATGTAAACAATCTCAGCGGTATATGAGCTGTCAGGCGTTGGCCCAAACTTAATCTCACTGCCAATGATTGTGTAGCCACGCGGCTTGCCTGCAATATTGTCAGAATAAAGCTCATTCAGCTTGTTTGGGGTGTAGTATTCCAGCGTCTCAGTGGGGCTTGTGTTTAGCTTGACCAAGCGGATAGACCGCAAGTCGGTCGGCAGAGACACAAATGCGTCACCCGAAGACAGTGTAGCTGTCGCACGCTTTTCTTGTGATCGCGTCTCCAGCTCACGGCCCATGCGTGCCTCAGCCAAAGCAATAAATTCAGGAATACGATCCGTCAGATCGTCCCTTGCAAGAAAGTTTGCTACAGCAGTTTTAAGCTCTGAATATGTGCCTATAGCCATTACAGTGTTCCGCCGCCTGTTCTAAAAAACCGATTGTCGTAGTCGTTCAACCATTGCCGCCAAGCCTTCGGATTGTCTTTGGGCTTGCCAAGTTTTTCGACAAGCTGATGATACAATGACGCTGGGATGTCGGCAACCTTTTGATGATGCCGTTGCGTATTTCCTATCAACGCACCTGATCGGTATTCGTTTGCTTGCTTCTTGTTCTCCTTCAAGATAGCATCGACGTTCTGAGTTGTCTCAAAAATAAAGCCACCATCAGCCTGATAGTGACACCATGTTTCTTTGCCTGTAATCGGGTCTTTGTGAACCAGTCGCTTCATCTCTCTTCCTCTTGAAATTAGGGGGATGGTTTCACCCATCCCCCCTCTTCAATTACGACAAGTCGTAGACTGCGCCGTGTGCTTTCGGAGCAGACACTTTCAGCGTCCATTCCGTGATGATTTGGAATTTCTCCGCATCACCAGTTTTCGCCATCGGCTGAACCGCAAAGTTCCGACCGGCAAGCGTGCAGATCGAAGCATAGTCGCTGTCCAACAGGTAGACGCGGTCGCTAGAAGCGAAGCGGTCGATGACAACGTCAAGCTGACCAAAGTCGCTGAGGTACAGCGAAACAGAACCAACGATAGCGGCTTCGCGTGGAGCCGTGTAGTTGATTTGGTTGGTGGCAACTGAGCCACCATTCAGGTCGCTAAACTCAACTTTTTTGGCAGGAGAGACAACCAGCATATTTGGCTGACCGCCGTCTTCATAGGCGGCTTGCATTGCATTGTCGATCATAGCAAGCGTCAGCGTGCGATTCGTGCCAGCCATATCTGGAACGTCCGTGCCGTCACCAGTTGCGGCAGACGTGCCAGAAGCGTCGTCTACGTTGGTGATCCAGCTTGACAATGAACCTGCTTTACGCGGATCAGAGCCAGAACGTGCAGTGTCGCTATGCAGATATTTTTCTATATCGCGACGTAGCTCAAGGCCCTTCAAAACTTTTTGGTACGCGGATTCACGCGCCCTGCCCGCTTTATCAACGGCATCCAACGTGCCAGATACAGCCGCATCTTTTTGCGAAATCTGCATGTAGTTGCCAAGACGGGTGGTTGCAGTAGGCGTGTCATAAGTAGCGTCTGCACCTTCGTTTTGGTAGTTAGTCGCACTTGCGGCGGCTAACTCTTGTACTTGCCACTCAACGAAAACGCCGTTGCCTGCTTCCTTGCGGAGAGCAGAAAACACAGGGGTTTCATCTGGGTCAATACGGGTGATGACGTCGGAAAGGTCTTCGCGCTCACCGACGGCGGTAGTAGTGGTATGTGTAGCCATTTAGCTGTTCCTTTGTAACAAATAATCAACGGCGGCATCTTTAGTGCCAGTTTTTTTGAGGCGATCAAAAGCCTGCTTATTGCGTGTACCCTGCACCTGCTTCTTAGTTTTCGGAGTACCAGACTTAACCACTTTTGGTGCCTTGCTAACCTTCTTTTGAGCCTCTGGTCTTTTAGACATCAGCTCATCATACAAGTAAGCCTTGCGCAGTGCTTCGATGGCGCGACTATCGCTTGCTACGGAAAGCTCTTGCTCAGTATAGCCTAGCCGCTGGGCGTAGCTAATAATGGCCTGCTTTTCGCGGCTGGCAATGTCTTCATTGCGCCACTCAGGTATGCGCTCCAGCAAACGATTTTGCTCTTCTACCAGCTTTTGCCGGTGAGCTTGCAACATTTGCTGTTGATGCTCCTGCTGAACGCGCTGTTGCTCTTGCTGTACTTTTGCAAGTTTCTCTTTGCGCTCACGATACACGTCACGCTGACGTGTCCATTCAAGAGGATCATTTTCATAGAGCTTGTCCCAATATTCTTTGGGCGGCTCTTGCACTTGGTTAAGTTGGGCTTCGATAATCTGCAAAGCCTGTGCGTATTGTTCACGCTGTTCAGCAAGTTGTTGTGCTTCGGCTTCTGCTTGCTTCCGTGTTTGGGAAGCCTCTTGCATACGCTTCTGCGCGGCTTGCTCTAGTTGATATGATTTGACAAGCTCCTCAGAGGTTACTTGTTTTTCCTCACCATCAACTTTGACTGTATAAAGTTCTTCCGTGACTTCTTCAACTTCGTCAGGATTGACATCTTCATACTCAGCATCGTCGTCTTCGTCGTCATACTCAGATGGCTCTTCAGCGTCATCGTACTCAGAGTTGTCTTCAGATGTTTCAGCCTCTTCAGTCTCAACTTCTTCTGTTTCGACGTCTTCGGCTACAGGCTCCTGAGCATCTTCGCTTGCCTCTTCAGGGGCGTTGATATTCAAGAGTAGGTCAACAGCTTGACCTTTATCAAGTGCTTCGCCTGATCCTAATAGGGTACTGGTTTCGTCACTCATAATTTCTTATCTCCTCAGTTCAATTTCAGTTTTCGCTAGGTTGCCAGTATTGACAACCTCTTGCAGATGGCCCCTGACCGCAATCAGGTTTTGGTACATCTGAAAGAGCTTTTCCCTGTCGGCCTCAGCCGTCACAGGTGAATTTCTCCAAGCGTCGATATACTTTTGCTCAAGTGTATCAAACGCCTCTTGTAACATCGGATTGCGAAGCAGGGCTTCCGCCTTGGCTCCGCGATCCTGTTCGGCACGCCTCTTGCCATCGTCCATCTCTTATCTCCTATGTGACAAAAATACCACACTATACGATTAACGCAAGCCCTAGCCGTATCGTGGTGCTGTAAATCCTGCAAATGGGTTGGGGATTGATATGCCACCGCCAAATATGTTTTGAAGCTGTGCTGGCGTATATTGCTGTCCATCTAATGTATAGTATTCAGGCTCTGGTGCTGGTTGATAATCTGATGCGACCTGCGGAAGATTTAACGCGCTAAAGTCAAGGCCGGAAAGATCTAGTCGCCCAAACTGCTCACCAATATCTGCGCTCCACTGGAACGGATCAAGACCCATTTTCATGCGCTCAACTTCAAGCGGATGTGGCCCTTCTGGGCCATAGGCTTCGCTCTCTTGCATTTGACGCGCACGTTCTTGACCACGCGCAAACGATGACATTGACTTGTTAGTTGTATATGGGGCTTCTGACATATAGAAACGTGCATCTTTCAGCATATTAACAAAGTCAAGACTGCGTGGAGTACCCTCAGTTGGAACCAGCGCACCCTTTTGAAGCGCATCAATGATCACGTCATGCGCTCCGCGCACCCAGCGACCATTG